AACATCAACAAAAAATCACCGCTGAATTTATGCACATTGCACAATTTCCAATATCTAGCAAAAAAGTGCGGTTTGTTTGCGCATTGTGTACAAATTGTAATTATTTTGTTGTTGTTTTTCGGGAATATTTGTGGTAATATATAATCACAAAATAACAAAGGAGAGAATTTAAAAATGAATACAGAAGAAAGAGTTAAAATGGTAAAGGCAATGGAGTACATCGCACGACAAATTAATGATGAGGATGTGCTAGAGGGATGGTTTATAAGCGGTGTCGTAGACGATGATATAGACTATGGCGATTTGACCGCAGAAGATGGCGACATTGCGGAATATTACACCGAAGATTCGCGCTTTGCCGACTTGATGGACACATTTTTATGGTGCATGAAAAGGGCTTACAAGTCTGGCGGCTTGTACTGCGACAACGTTGTCAGTAAAGACACTACAGCGGTGTAACTTATAAAATAATAACAAGCCGGAGGGCGGCGGCTAAACCGCCCAGAAAGGAGCAACAAATGAAAACAATATCTAAAGAATTCGCAAAGAAAATTAGCGGCACTCAAACAGGCGTGTACGACACAAAAAGATACAGATACATCAATCGCAGCGAATACTATTGGCGGATATCGCTTGAGTGCGTCGGAACGACGGCTGCTTTGGACTGGTGCAATTGGGAGCGTCTGGAGGTGAGAGCGTGAAAAACAAGTCATATGCCGAATGGCGTGACCATTTAGGCGAGTGGGCGGCAAAGCTTGAGAATGCAGGGATTGTATATCACGGTTTTGTATATCGCCAATTATACAACGCGGCATTACGATGCACGGGCTATCAACAGCTTAAAGAAGCACTTAGCGGAGCAAGCGCGACGTTGCTAGAGCTTGTAGCGGCGGTCACACCATTCGGCGAGCGTGTGCTCGAAGAAGTCGGAATAAAACTGAATGACATTGAAAAGCATTTAATAAGTATAAGCATAAGGGGGTATTATGATGGTTATAACATCTGAGTTCGCGGCGCGCGTACGTGCAGAATCATATATTGACTGTCGCGGTTATCGCTATTTTGTTGTCAATGAGGACGGATTCAAAAAAATATATGCAGTGCCCGCGCGGTGCATAATTGAGCGGACTGCGCGCAACAAAGAAAATTGGTTAAATGTTGAGGTGCGGCGCTAATGAAAAGAGTATATAACATTATCGCGACCGTGGATAGCCGCCCGGCTATGTACATAGGTTACGCCGTCGCAGACACACTAGCGGCGGCGCGGAGAGCGGCTAACGGCATTTTGTATAAAATGCCACAGCAGCCGAATAACATACAGTTTACGGCGATAGGTAAGTTGCCGGATGATGTGCCGGATACGTGTGTTATCCAGATTGTGGGCGTTGATTATGAAGCTATATAACAAAAACGGATATGCCGATATGCATAGTATAATTAACATTCCCGTGCCCTTTATCCTGTGTATAGGCGGGCGCGGAACAGGTAAGACTTACGGCGCATTTGTCGAGGTACTAGACAATTATCAGCCATTTATTTACCTACGCCGCACAGCGTCACAGCAAGAGCTAGTGCAGCAGCCGGATTTTATGCCGCTGAATCCCGTAGCAGCAGATAGAGGTGAGATATACACAGCTGCCGCTGTGAATAAGTATATCGGCGCATACTACCACGGCGAGACAGCGGACGACGGCAAAATAAAACCTCTTGGTGCGCCTGTTGGCTACACTTTAGCGCTGTCAACAATCAGTAATGCAAGGTCGTTTGATATGTCACAGTGTCAGATAATCCTGTATGACGAATGCATACCAGAGGTACACGAACGCCGCATAAAGAATGAGGACGCAGCAATACTGAACATGTATGAATCAATCAACCGTAACCGCGAGTTAAAAGGACAACCGCCCATTAAGCTAGTTATGTTAGCCAACGCGAACAACTACGACGCTGCAATCTTGCAAGCGTTTGGGCTGATTAAGACTATCGAAACAATGCACCGGCGCGGCCAATCGGTCAACATAGACAAGCGGCGCGGCGTTGCCGTTGTGCTGCTGCAAGATAGCCCGATAGCCGGAATGAAGTCGGCGACGGCGCTATATCGCGCGGTCACAACTGGGGACTTTGCCCGAATGGCCATCGAAAACGATTTTGCCGCCGACAGCTATACAGACATAGCAGCAAAGCCACTAGGCGAATATATTGCGGTGGCTGCGTGTGGCGGGTACTGTGTGTACCGCCACAAAAGCGGAAACGGCTATTACATGTGTGCGCACGTGTCCGGAGCGCCGGAACTTTACAACAACAGCCCGGATGGGCGCACAGCGCTGCGCCGAAAATATTATTGGCTGTGGGACGCATACTTACGACATGAGATTTTGTTTTCCGACGTGGAAACAAAAACATTTTTCCGGGGGGTCTATTTAATTGGCTAAACAAGCAATGTTTAATTTTGAAGCGGGCGAATATACACCATACTACGCGTATATTAATCCGTCGCGGACGTCGGAAGAAATAGAAAAAGAATACCGTCGTTTACGCAGAGTGGAAATGAAGCGCTTGATGCGACTTGAAAAAGCCGGTTTTGTTACGCCGGAGCGGGCAAGCCAACTTCGGGCGGCGCTACCAACGACAACGGCGCTGAAAAAGACAGGCAATGACAAAGCAGTCGGAAAAGCCCTAGTTTTCGCCGCGTCAGTACTGCGCGTGGAAAAAACCGTGACGGAAAGCCGGAAGCGGTTGAAGGAAATAGAACAGCGACTATCTCGGACATTAACGCCGCCGGAGCTTGAAACTTTTGAAAACTTTATGCGGGCGTGGAGACTGTACGCGCCGGGCGGTGTGTCCAGTGAACGCGCCGCAAGCGATTTTAACGTATATCAGAATTCGCAATCTAGCAGCGCAGCGGATTTTTGGTCAAATTATGACATATACAAGAAACAAGGGGGAATGTATCAATGATATATACGGCGGCAAGTTTTGATTATACTGTCATAAGTAACGCCGCCGTAGAAAAGCTAGCGCCGGGAAGAAAGCCGAAAAACCTAAAGCGCCGCTATGTGGAAGTTTTTGGAACGTTTGACATTGAGACGACAAATATACCAGAAATTGAACAAGCCGTTATGTATGTGTGGCAACTATGCATTGACGGGTTGTTGATTATTGGCCGTACGTGGCGAGAGTTTTCCGACGCGCTGCATCACATTAACGACGCATTACCAAACGACGCGCGTTTTGTCTGCTATATACATAATGCCGCGTATGAGTTCCAATTTTTACGCAATATTGCAACGTTTACCGAAGAAGATGTTTTTGCGGTAAAGTCGCGTCGGCCTGTCCGGTTTGATATTGGCAATGTTGAATTCCGTTGCAGCTACTTTCTGACAAACATGTCGTTGCGCGAGTTTTTACGTAAAATGCAAGTACCAGTGCAAAAGACAGAACTAGACTATAAAAAACGCCGTTATCCATGGACAGCGTTAACAGAAAGTGAACTTGAATACGCCGCCGCAGATGTTGTCGGACTGTGGCAAGCGTTAAAAAAGCTAATGCAAGTAGACGGCGACACATTAACCACAATACCGATATCATCAACGGGGTATGTGCGTCGGGACTTTAAACGAGCAATGCACAGCTATACAAAGTATTTGCGCGTAATACAACCTGACTATGACTTATATGTGGCGCTGCGCAGAGCGTTTCGCGGCGGCAACACACACGCCAATAAATTTTACGCCGGTGTAATATTGTCGGACGTATCATCATATGACAGGGCTAGCAGCTATCCCGATGTTATTGTTAATATGCCGTTTCCTGTTAAAAAATTTATGCGCCGCAATATAACCACAGTTGACGCGCTGCCCGGTAAAACTCCATATGTGGCGCGTGTGGAGTTCGCGCATTTTGAGCTGAAAGACTTGATGTACCCCTGCCCGTATGTGTCGGCGCACAAGTGTACCGGACTAATTGATAGTTGGCAAGACAACGGGCGCGTAATGCAAGCGGCTACCTTAACTATGTATGTGACTGACATTGACTTGGATATCATTAAAAGGCAATACAAGTGGGCTAGTGCTGCGGTGGTTGATTGTTGGTGCAGCGAATACGGCGTGTTACCTGACGGCATGATACAAACTACAATGGACTATTACCGCAGGAAAACCGAATTAAAGAACAACAGCGAGGCAGACCCGGACGGCGTGTTTTACATGAAGTCGAAGAACAAGTTAAACAGTATATACGGTATGACGGCAACGAACCCTATTAGAACGCCTTGTTTGTTTAACGGAACAGACTTCGCGCCGCCCCTACCGGAACATCCCAAGTTTAAAACCGAAATGGAACTGCTTGAAATGGGACAGCGCAAACCGTTTTGCGCCTATCAATGGGGCGCGTGGGTTACAGCTTGGGCGCGGTATTGGCTGCAACGGGCAATTGACCTGTGCGGCGAACAATTTGTCTATGCTGATACAGATAGCGTGTACTTTGTCGGCGACGTTGACTTTACGGATTTAAATACCGAAATCCGCGCGACAGCCATTAGAAATGGTGCGTATGCGGATGATATCAACGGCGAACGGCATTATTTAGGCGTTTATGAATTTGACAAACATTGTAAGAAATTTGTAACTCTCGGCGCGAAAAAATACGCCTATATCGGCGACGATGAACAACTGCATATCACAGTGTCAGGCGTTAATAAAAAGCTAGGCGCGGCAGAGTTGGGCGACATTGCCAACTTGCGCGACGGCTTCGTATTCCGCGCCGCTGCGGGGCTGGATATCAAATATAATGACGAGCCATACGGCGTGTATCATGTAGACGGGCGCGAGCTGCCAATAGGCATTAATGCGTATCTGTATGACAGTACGTATACCGTTGGTGTTACGGATGATTATCGGGCAATAATGCAAGCAGATGCCGAAACGCTGGACAATATGCGCAAACAATGGTAATGTAAACAAATTGTAAACGGTGAAAGAAGAAACTTGACAAAAAACAGCCGCAGGCTTATAATGGACTTGTCCGAAAGGACGGGAACACAAAATATTTTAAAGGAGAAACACAAATGAACATCATCAACACCAACAAAGCCGACATGAGCAAGCGCGACATTTACGCCCTGACCAGAGGTCAGAGTATCAGTCTTAAGAACGTCGACAACGGCGCAGAAATCACCCCCGACGCTTGGGCGCTGTATACCGACGTCAACAGCAAGGGCAATGAGGTTGAAATCCTTGCTGTCAAGGACGTGGCCGGAAACGTGTTTACGACCAACTCCCCCACGTTTAAAGATGAATTTGCGTACATCGCTGAACTGATGAGCGGCGAACCGTACGACATTCGCGTCATCAAGCGTGAGTCTAAAGCCGGACGCACCTTTATCACCTGCGAACTGGTATGACCCGCGTTTCATAAGCAACACCCCGGAGATTTCTCCGGGGTGCTTTTTTATGCTGTCCGCTGCCAAATGTATGCCGCGAGATATGGGGGCATATTATTGTGCGGCTCGCCGCCGCCCGCGTTGTTGCTATAACAAGCGACGGCTCCAAATGTTTTAGTTGTATCAGATTCGACAAAAAACGCGATGGGCGCGGTAATGTCACCTGCTTGGTTAGGATGCGGCAAGCCGTGATTATGACTGGGCATCTGTGCTGTTGTTAATGTTACCTCGGGCTCGCCTCCACTGCTTGCCGCCGGGTAAGTATCACCAGCAGCAAGGATAAATCTATCCTTGATTTGCGTCCAAGTGCCAAACCCAAACACAGCACGCGGCGAGGTTGCCGTAGCGGAGATATAAAACGCTCCCACGGGATAAACAGCTTTGAGCACATCCAAAAGAGACGGGACGCTTGCAGCGGCCTGTTTGGCCTCGGTTGCACTGCTTTCAGCCGCCGCCGCACTGTTGGCGGCGTTTGTGGCCGCTGCTTTAGCTTCGGCTGTCGCTTCTGCGGTCGCGGCGGCAATACGCGGCTCTAACGTGTTGGCTGTCGCTTCAGCTGCCGCCGCACTGTTGGCGGCGTTTGTGGCTGCCGCTTTAGCCTCGGCGGCGCTGTTAACTGCGCTATTTGCTGCATTGTTGGCGATGATTGATACCTTGTCAATGTCGCCAGCTTTGCGGAGCAGCCAATCGAGATTTATGTCTTGATAATTTGTATATGGATATTTGTTAATCATAGCAGTTTACGTGTCGCGGCAATATTGCCATAATAATCAACTGTGACGGCTACGGCAACAAAACGAGTGCCGTTGTGATATGTGCCAGTAAAATAGAGCTTTTGGCTCGCTTCGTCAATACGACTAACGGGGAGTATAATTGACAGACTGTCAGTGTATGTGACATCCGTGTATCTGATAGTTGCCAGTGCTCCACGTCGTACAAGCTCCTTATAACTATCAGTGCCGCTAACCTCGACCGGCTCAAAACACGCGCGCAACTCCGCTCCGACGGTTAAAATCCAATCAAGGTTTGCATCCTGATAATTTGTGTACGGATATGTAATCATAAACGCCTCCTTAATACACTAACACACAAAACTCATGCTTAAAATCGCTGACGATAGCCATATACACAGAGTAGTCGGCAACATCGCGCTCCGAATTAATCATTTGCTGTGTCGTGGTAACGCCGATATTGCCGTGGACACTGCCATCAACGGTGTGTGTAATGTCTTGCGTATTAGTGCCTCCGCTAGTAGATTTGCCTGTTTTTTTGTCATCATCGCTGTTAAATGCCGTCGCGTAACTTGTCCCTGTGCCCTCGCTGGTAATAGTGCCAGTATCAGTGTTTGTATAATTTTCTTTGCGGTCATAGTTTTCGATGGGATTATATGTAAATTCCGTCGTTTTTTGGAGTGTGCGCCATTTGTACTGGTTGGCAGCGCTCCACGCGGTTATTGCAGCTTTGAGAAAATCACCATCAAAATACACGCACTCCATGTTATATGTGTTTTGGAGTATCAGTGTAACAAGCGTGTCTTTGTCCATGCCGTCCGGGACGGTCAGCCCGTCAAAGAGCGTGGTATCATAATTATACAGCCCCGCGACTGACATTGTCGCTCGCATAATCATCCCTCCAATCTACAGATATATCAAGAGCGCCAAACAGCTCTTCAGCCTGGGTGATGCTGAGGTTGATATTATCTAACCACATACCCACCATTGCGTTTGTCTCAAAGTTGTTTGCATTGACCTCGTCGGCAATAAGCCGCTCGCGCTTGTCGGTGTTGGCGTTGGGTATACCGATTTTGGTATCAAACTCTGCCTCGATTTTGCGCAAATCGGATATGAGGTCAGACACGATATATGATGCTTTAACATCACGATTAAAAATCTCATAATCGAGTTTGCCGTCTGCGGATTTAAGCTGCTTGTCAACTACGGTTGCCGCATGTCCGCTAGCGATGTCGTCAGCCAGTTTTTTAAAACTTGTCGCCGAGGCATTGTTACTAGCAAAAAAGACATACGCAACGCGGCTGTTAAATAAGTTGCTATCAATACTGCTGGAGATAAGCGCCATTTTAGCTGCATAGTGTGCGCACAAATCCATAACACCGCAGTAATCGGGCTGTAGCTTGATTAATGCACACTCCGTACCGATACGCGGAGTTTTGATACCTCGCAAATACGGATTTGCAATAATCGCAGTTGTGGGCTGATAAAAGACATTGTACCCGCTGAGCGTGCATATCTGTGGAATTACGCCGTATGCGTTGGTATTGATGATTGCAACATAGCCGTAACAATACAGCGTATACAAAAAATAGTCCTTATTCCAGTTTTCCGGCACTCGCCATTTAAAAACGGACAATGCCTTTTTCAGCAAATACCGCTGGAAAAATCGGCCTTGCTCGCTATCGAGCACATGCAGCATGTTCGGCTCGACACCGGACATAGCAACATTCATATAATTGTAAAAAAATGGGGGCTGTGCCATTGTATCACCACCTAGTTAAATTTAAACAACAGCCAAATCGGGATACCTTTTGACGTGGGCAACTTTGTTATAAAGTCATACCACACGCGCGCATACTGCTGCCGTGTCACAATGTTATATTCGGCAGGACGCTCAAAATTGTACAAAAAGACGGTTGACAGGTATTCACAAGCTTCTGTGCTAATTTTGTAGCTGGCAAAACTCATAGGATATGCTGCTGTGGGTACCCACTGACCAAAAGGCACGGTTACCTCGTCAATCCACCGGAGCTGCGCGTTGCCGTCATCGTGTGCAACTCCCCAGCGGTCAGCGTAGTCAGTAAAATGTGTCCACGGAGTCCACTGGACAAGGCCGTAGCCACCGCCGCCACCACTGCCGACAATGTAATTTTGCCATGCGCCCGGATTTATAAGCGACTCCGCTTGCATGTTGCCGAGAGTTGCCGCTATGGCCTCGGTGCTCCATCCGCGTGATTTGAGGTCATAATATATCTCTGTCGCGTTGCCCTCCATCTCACTTTGAGATAGAGCCGCGTTTTTAGCTGTCCAACTCATTCGAGGTACACGCCTCCTGTCAAAAAGGTGTTAATTGCGTTGCGTTCTGCTGCCGGGCAATTAACCTCGATATCTCCGGATTGACATTTGACAAAACCGGGCGCGAGCGTGGATAGTTGCGCTTTTATACAAAGCGGCCTGCCGTTGTGCTCGTTGTCATCGGGTGCAAGCAGCATAAAATCAGCATTAACGCGCATACCCAAACCAAGTTGTGCTGTGCTGCCATTAACGCCGCTTGTCTGCCCGCTACCAATAACCGCGCCAAGCGCGTTGCCGATAGAGTTCGCAACCTCGCTAAATGTCAAACCCGTATTTGCTGATTCCCCGACATCCTCGCGCGTGCCGTTAAAATATCCTGCGTAGTCAAAACGCTTTACAGGCGCTCCCAACACAACATCTTTAACAGCGGTCTTTACAATATCCGGGTTTTGCAGCAGTGCGGCACCAGCTGTGGCCACCCATGTTGACATATTAGATAACTGCGACAAATCATACGTAATGTGCGCGAGGGATATCGGCACACCTAACTGCGCGCTTGTTATCGCTATTGCGGAGTCCGTCAGATTGCCGGTTACGCGTAGAGTTGCCGCGCCTGTGAGATAGTCAATTACATATGACAATTTAAGCGTGGTAATCCCCACAAGTTTGGAGCTGTCAAGGGCAATTTGCCCAAACGGCCAAAACTCAAGACTATATGTACTATATGGAGAGAGATTGCACCAAGCACCCCTATCTTCAGCTTGTGGATGCTTAGGAATCGTTATTGTTTGCTCGCCGGACTCCCACAAATTGCCTTGCAGCTTGTAGCCGCCGCCTATTGGGATTGCCCACCAACCAACTCGTACATGGTCAATTGGGTCTGTATCGCCGCCGCCAATTAAAATCTTGGGGAACCACATAACGGATATCACGTACTGTGAGGGATTAAACAAAACTTTTTGCAATGACTGTGATATTTCTGACGCCGGTATATTTAGCCAATCAACCGAATTAAACGTATTGTACATAAACGTCCTAAACGATGACAAGCCCATAACATAATATGATATGCCCGCGGTGCTTGTCCTATCACCTGACATTGTAGCAACTAAAAATGTACCGTTGTCACTCTCAAAACTAGTCTCCCATGGTGTGGCTTTTGTTGTGGTTACATGGTCGACATTAGCGACCGCTGGATATAGAGTATCAGGCACAAGCCCATCAAAAGCTTTTGATGCTCTAGTGACATATAAAGTGCTTGCGTAAATCTCTGCTTTAAATGTTGCCAATACATCAACAGCCAAATCCGCATAATATACACCGTTTGCCCACGTCCAATTGGTTACAAAATAGTACCGCCGCAACTCGACGATAAATGCATAAGTCCACGGCAACGGATTGTATGAGGCATTGCCAACTTTGAGTGACGTAAAATCAACAATAACCGTGGGAGTTAACATGCTCGTAGCGTTGGCTATATTGCCGTCAAAAACCTGCACCGTGTCCGTCTGGTCATTCGGACGTTTTGTGCTGTTTGTGCGCTTGGCAAACTGATAGAGTTTAATTGTTATCATTTCATGCTCCTAACAAAACAGCCCCGTGTTACCGGGGCTGTATCTTGAAACGCGATTAGTCAAGGAGGAAAACAACCGCGTTCTCGGTGAAATCGTTGAAGTAGCGCTCGTTGAAGCTCCACCACAAATTGTTGTATCTGCCGCGAGCGTTGTACGGCGTGCTGGTCAGCTCATAATTAAATATGTTCATGCCTGCAGCCTCCTCGTCCATCATCACTGCAAAAACATTTGCCTGTGTGACATTATCTGCGGCGGTGATAACCGTGCCGTCTGCCTCCTTGAGATAGCAGGGCTTCGCCTGTATCTGGTCAGGCTTCTCGATTGACTGCCAGAAATTGACAGTCTCAGTTTCGCCGAAACGGAGATAGTTATCGTGGTAAGTGTCCGCGAGCACCTGCGCCTCGGACTGGTAGCGCCCAGCGGCATAGAGATAGAGCCGCTGCCGATCATACGGAGTGTGGCGCTGTATGGGCTTGCCCGTGAGATTAAAGTGATATGTCTGGCTACGCTCGGTAAGCATGGATGACACCTGCGCAATGCGGGAGTAGACCCACTGCATAAACGGTTTAAAGTTTGCAGGAGTATACACCGTGGTCGCTGTCAGCTCAAGACCGGTCACCGCGTTATACTCGGTGAGGAGATGTACAATCTGGTTTGCCTTTGCCGCAGCTATGATGCCGGTGACAAGGTTTGCAACGGTCATGCGCGCGGTGTTTTCGTGCGCCTGCTCTATCTGGTCGGAGATATTCTGCGTTACCCCGCCGATAAACTCCGCAAACTGGTCGACGCCGCTAAACGCCGTATCAAGCTGATCTCTAAAAATGGTGATACTTTTCTGGTAAATATTGGAGCCGTAATAGTTCGTCTGTACGACCTCCGGCTTGTTGACAGTGTACTGGTCTATAGCCTCGCCGTCAGTGAGCGCAAAACCACTATCGTTGGTAAACGATTTATCAACGTAGTTGATTTTGCGGGTAATGCCCCCCCAACGCTGATTATCCATCAGCAGACCCCTAAACTTTGCGTTATAGGGACGGATACTAAAAATGCTACGACCAAGTATCTGCGATATGGCGGACATTACCGGGTCTGCACCGGCGAGCAGAGCCGTCTGTGCGACTGATACAAACTCGTTGGTGTTAACGGGCGCGATACTAGCCGCGCCCGTAGCCTGCGACGCGATGCCGTTAAGCAGCGTCGAGAGCTGGTTAAAACTGAGAGTGTTTACGGGCATTTTGTTGTTACCTCCTGTTACTTTTTCGGCTGCGGCGCGATAATCTCCGCAAGTATCGCGTCAACCGTCTGCGGCTGCTGTGCGGGGATTGTACCGCCGATATTAATTGCCGTTATGCGCTGAGTCAAAGCTGCAATACTGGTATTGAGCGCTTCTGCCCATGCCGGGACGGCTTCGGGTGCAGGTGCTTCGGGTGCGGGTGCTGCGGGTGCTGCGGGTGCGGGTGCTGCGGGTGCTGCGGGTGCTGCGGGTGCTGCGGGTGCATGCTGCTGCTGCGGGGGCTGGTTCAATGCCGCTATCTCATCGCGGGTATATCCGGAGCGCGCCAATGCCAAAACGTCGTCAATTGTCATATATTATCCCTCCAAAAGTTTTGCCCATGTTTCACGTGAAACATAACCATCTACCGGAATGTTGCACGCGGTCTGAAAATCTACGACAGCCGCGCGCGTATCAGCACCGAAAATACCGTCAATGGATATTTTGTGTCCGTAGTAGCGCAACAGCGCCTGTAACACCGTGGTTACCGCGCCTATTGCGCCAAAACCTACCGCCGGAAACTTTGCGCCGTTTTCAACGGGTGTTGCGACAACTTCAAAAGCGCTGCCGTCCTGTTTCGCTATGACCAGTTTGCCGTCTGTAATTTCGGCTGTCAGACGATATTCTTTAGTCATGCTTGTCCACCCCCGTAAAGTGTTCGATGGTGTCAATCGGTTTGGACAGTCCGGGGTTAAGGTCACGCAGATTCTCTAACACACTGCCTAACTCCATAATAACCAAAAAGGCAGCAACAAAATCCATAAGGCATATCGGGAGCTGCAAGTTAAAATAAGGTGCGGCTAAATCAATACCGTGAGCAACAAAAAGTAATACAACCTCGGTCGCCTTGTGCACGATGCCCTCCCACATTTTGCGCGACGTCCACCACTTGGCTTTATCCGCTTCGTTGCCCGTCTGCAAATAGTAGAGCGCGCGAATCGTTCCGACCGCGTAATCAAGGAGTATAGCGACAAGCACGGCAATGATAACAATTTTTACAGGCATCTTTATTCCTCCAATTCAGCCGGATATATTATAAAATCGGGCGGCTTATGCCCCGTGCTAGAGCATGGACGCGCTTCCGGCGCTGCACCTGTCCGCCGCCCTTATGTATACAGTATAACCCATATAACCAGTAATGTCAATATACTACAAAATAGTTTACAGGTTGTAACTTTTTATATTACGCTACGTAATATATTTTATACAATTTGTACACAATGCGCAAACAAACCGCACTTTTTTGCTAGATATTGGAAATTGTGCAATGTGCATAAATTCAGCGGTGATTTTTTGTTGATGTTGCACTATTGACAAATTGGGCTTTTGTGTATCTTGCATAGTTTTTGAGCTTTATTTTTGTGTAATTTGCCTATTGACACGCATGGCCTTTGTGTATCTTGCATAAAAATCATGGGGGAAATTTGTGCAATTTCCACTATTTGCTATAAGGCGAGATCGGAAGAGCA